GATAGCAAAGATGATCGCGGCCATCATCTTGCCGGTTATTCCGGAAAAGTCGATCTGCTGGGACGTTGACACGATGCGAACGCCTTTTTCGCACCAATCGCAAAGGATGTTTACCCCGTCTTGCATGTTACGGGACAAACGGTCGAGGCGGTAAACAACAACAGTTTTGATAGCACCATTGAAGACATCTTTTCGCATCTGCTCAAGCTCCGGACGCTCCAATGTCGCACCGCTAACCTTGTCGATGTACCACTGCACTTGTTTTGGATCAATTCCGTTCCCTTGTATCCACTTGTTGATCTCCATTTTTTGTCCGTCCGTGTTTTGATCGGTTGTGCTGACCCTCATGTAAACTGCAATCGTCATCTGAAATCTCCTAGTCAAAAAGCAACAAACAAGTTTTCTCTCCTAAGCATAGCCCCCAAAACGCAAGAAGTCAATTAGGGTAGGAGGCTATTTGATGTTTTTGTGTTTTTGGGTCAATTTTGCTAGGTTATGTCTGACATGCGTTGCAATGATATTTCTATGGCATTTGCGAGGAAGGTGGTTCTGAATGAAAAACGGCAGATGCTGGCAGGGTTACGAGCCTGTAAAGGGAAAAAAGGCGTACAGCAAGGGAAGTTGCAAGAAATCCAACCCCCCTCCAAAGAAGGCTGAATCGAAACCAAAAGCAAAGGGTAAGTAAATATGGCTGGAAAGAAATCACCGGCTTGGGCTCGCAAAGAGGGCAAAAGCCCAGAAGGCGGATTGAACGCCAAGGGGCGTGCGTCGGCAAAGGCACAGGGCATGAATCTCAAGCCACCTGTGTCTAAGGAGCAGGCAAAGAAAAGCAAAGCAGATGCAGGCAGACGCGAGAGTTTTTGCGCTCGAATGTCAGGTATGAAGGCAAAGTTGACGAGCAAAGAAACTGCAAAAGATCCAAACAGTCGAATCAACAAAGCGTTACGCAAGTGGGATTGTTGATGCGTCGAATCAATGTTGCTACAGGAGAGAAATACGGTGAGTTGCGGGTGATTTGCGAAATCACCTCAAATGGAAAGCGTAAATTCCAATGCAAATGCGACTGCGGCGCAAACTTGGAAGTTCGTCTTGATCATTTGCGGAGTGGGCATACGTCAAGCTGTGGCTCCTGCGGCATATTGCATGCTGGTAAGCGAATGACCATCAAGCAGTGGGCTGAAGCGTACGGATTGAAAGAGAGCACTTTGCGGGCTCGATTAAAGGTTATGTCGATCGGCGAGGCGTTGGAGCGAAGCCTAAGAAGCTAAAAAACTTGGCATGAACACTCCCTTTTATGATCTGGTTCCTCGAGGGCTTGAGGAAAACCTACGCTGGAGAATTCGATGCCGAGAACGAGCGTTGGTAGACCAGCAGTTTCGTGATGCTTTGATACAAGCGTGCGAGAATGACGTGTAGTTCTTTTTTGGTTTTGCCCTGTGGGTAGAAGAACCGCGTGAACGAATCAAGCTCCGACCGTTTATTCCTTGGCCTCACCAAGAAGCTGTAATCGTGGGCATGGACGAAACGATTACCGAGGGAATGACGCAAGGGCATCCCGTATCTGCTACGGTCAAAAAGTCTCGAGCCCAAGGAGGAACGTACACCTACCTCGGCGTGCAGATTAGGCGTGCGTTGTTTGAAAACGGATTTTCTTCTGGTTTGGTTTCTCGTAACGAGAAGATGATGGATTCTAAAGATCCGTCTGCGGTTATGAACAAGCTGTCGTCGATGCTAGACAAACTTCCGGTGTGGATGCTCGACAAGTACGATCGCAACATTACTGACCACACAATCAAATTGCCGAAGACAAATTCCATTTGGGTTGGCTACTCAGCGACAGCGGACGTTGCGCGTGGTGGCCGAACAAGCATGTTCGCATTTGACGAAGTTGGCTCCGAGGAGTTTATTGCTGGTGGCGTCGATTACAAAATTATGTCCAGTGTTGCCCATGTGACTAATTGCGTATTCCTGTGTTCAACGTTCGGTGCTGATGCTGGTGTGTTTTACGAGTCGGCAACGGACCCAGACAACCCTCGAGTCTATTCCTTGGACTGGAAAGACAACCCAGTCCATGCTAAACACGCTTACATTCGCCAAAATGGTGTTGCAACAGCGGTCAAGCCGGAAGACCAAGAAGCGGTTGATGAATATATAAAAAAGCACTCTCGCGAGCTGCGGGCTATTGAGCGACGAGGACATGTTATTGATGGGAAGTTTAGATCGCCGTGGTACGACTCGCACTGCGTTCTTCCGGGTGCTACACCTCGGTTCATTGCTCGAGAACTAGACATGGATGCTAAGGGTGCAGCTAGCAAATGCTTTCAGCCAGCTTTGCTTGAGCGAATGAAGAAGGAGCATTGCAAGCGACCTGTCTGGCAAGGTGTTCCGGTAATCGACAAAGAAAGACCGGAGGTTGTCGGTCTTTCGCCAAGGGACGATGGTCCGCTAAGGCTGTGGTTTCGACCTGGGATAGATTTCTCTCCTCCGCTAGGACCTTACACGGCAGGCTGCGACGTTGCTTCGGGTGGTATGTCGGCAGTTGCAACACCTTCCGTCATATCCATGCTCGACAACAGAAATGGAGAGCAAGTGCTGGAGTATGCAATTAAGGGGGTTGAACCTCGAGCGTTTGCATTTACCGTGGTAGCACTTTGCATGTGGATGCGGAAAGCTTTGCTGGGATGGGAAGACGCTGGAAACTCTGGAGGGTTTGCGGACGAAATTGCGAAACTAGGATATTGGAATGTGTTTTATAGAACTTCTGAGCAATTTGGATCTCAAACAAAAACTCGCAGAGTAGGTTGGCCTATTAGAAGAGATTCTGACAAAGCAGACTTGTTTGATAGAATTTCAATGGCAATGGATGCTGGTTTATATATTCCACGTTCCGAAGAAATGATTACAGAATGCGGGGAATATGAATGGGACGGTGATAAACTTGTGCATGTTCCTACAAAAAATAAGGGTGCCGGCAATAAAAATCACGCCGACCGAGCTATATCAGCAGCAGGGTGCTGGTATATATTCTCATCAGAGCATGCAAATGATAAAGTTGACAGCGACACGGAAAACGGTCAGAATCCTGAGTATGGAAGCTTTTTGTGGCGAGAGCGACAGGAGCGACGTGGCATTAACACAGGTAGTCCAAGATATGGAATACGTGATGTGTTGCGTAAATAATATTCAAGGATAAAACCTGAAGGATTGGTGTAAGATGGAAGATGGATTGAATGAGAAAATTGATGTCGCGATCGCAAAATTGGCTGATCAAGTAAAAGCTCAGCCAGACGCTCAAAAGGCTTTGCATTTTTCTCAGTCTGCTTTGAATTTGGCACAAACAAAGGCGGTTCTTGAAGGATCAAAATCGCCAGCGTCTAGCAAGAAAGCTGTTTGACACAGTGTCAGACTAGCTAAGGCTGGAGATAAAACCCAGTCGGAGTGAGTTTCGGGATAATTCCGTACCTATTTCGGCTGTGGATGTTTGACTTAGCAAACGATCTAAAACGAGCAAGATTTCTTAAGGCTATACGCTCATCACGAGACGCTCTTGAGCCATTTCGTAGAGTTAGAAAAGAGCTTATTAAAGATTACGTAGGCTCTTGGTACGCTGAGTCTGGCGCAGAAAACAAAACGCTTGTAAATCTTATCAATCAAACAGCTCGTATCTATACGGTTGCTCTAGCTGCTAATAACCCTAAGGTTCTTGTTCAGAGCCCTGTAATAGAGAATCTTGCATTTTCTAGACGTTTTGAAATAAATCTAAACAAGCTAATAAGCGACATGGCTTTAGATAAAACGTTCCGTGCAATTGTCATGGATGCGTTTTTCTGTATTGGTTGTGGCGTTGTAATGATGCGAGACACAGACACCAGATTCCATGGGCTGTTGGAGTCTGAAGAAGATGTTTGGTTCGATCCAGGTGAACCTTGGTTTAATAGAATATCTTTAGACGATTTAATTCTTGATATGCCGGCCAGAGAGTTGTCAAAGATGAGGTATTGTGGGCATAGATACCGTGCTGATTATGAAAAAGTGATGGATGAGCCTGGGTATGACAAGAAAGTAAAATCTAAGTTAAAGCCTACTAGCAGGCAACATCAAGACTCTGTTGGAGCTGCGAGAGACATAGCTTCTGATTGGGCTAGTGCAGAGGATGATGATTTAAAAGACATGGTTTGGTTGATGGATGTTTGGATTGCGGAGAACAATTCAATAGTCACGATGGCTTGTGACCAAGACATGCCTCCATTGATTGAAAGAGAATGGGTAGGTTCGCAAGCTGGTCCTTACAAATTCCTTTCGCTTGGAGATACTCCAGACAACGTTATACCTACATCTCCAGCAATCAATTTAAAAGGTATGCATGATTTGCAAAACAGATTGCATCGTCGAATGGAAGACGATTCGGATGCACATCGAGTTGTAAACGTGTTTCCTCCTGGAATGGAAGATGACGCGGAAAGGCTGAGAACAGCAGAGAGGAATGGATGGTACAGAGGAAGAAGTCCAGAGCAGATAAAGCAATTTGAGAGTGGCGGCGTTGATCAAAGAGATATGGCTTTAGCTGCTTTCTTGCAAGGAGAATACGATAGATTTGCCGGGAATTTGCAAGCGATGGGTGGGCTTGGTAGTCAATCATCAACGGTTGGCCAAGAAGAGCTTATTCAGGGTAATATGTCTCGAAATGTAGCAGACATGAGAATGGCTGTAGTGTCGTTTGCCTCTGATTGCATTTTGGACTTAGGCAGGCTCATGTGGGAGGATAATAATTTAGAGATCAAAACCTCTGTTCCTGTAGCTAATAGTGGCATTAGCGTTCCTTCGGATTGGACTCCAGGAAATCGAATTGGAGTTTTTGAAGACTATGAGTTTAGAGTAGAGCCATACTCTATGGTTTTCAAAAGTCCGGAACAAAATCTGCAAGAGATTTTTCAGGTTCTTCGTGAGCTCGCTCCATTGTGGCCAATGTTTCAAGCTTCTGGCGCTACTTTAGATGCTCAGGCAATAGTTGAAGAAATAGCTAGGTTAAAGAATCGCCCTGAATTTAAGAGGTTTATTACTTTTGCAAACCCTTCTGAAATGCTTAATGGTGATCAAAACACGATTAGGCAGTCTCCGTATACGGTTCGAGAAAATGTGCGAAGAAATATTGGAACTGGCGGAACTCAAGATGCAAGAAATAACTTGCTTATTCAATCTTTGATGGGCGGTAAGCCTCAAATAAATAGTCAGCAAGAAGCAATGATGCAAAGGAGTCCGGCTTAATGTCTGATATTGTTTATAAGTACAGAGGGAAAGCTGTTACTCATGATCAGTTAGATAGTTTAATGCCGAGGAAATCTAATTGGCTTGATGGTAGTGTTATGGTAGCGAACACGTACACCGAACACGATCCTTTGATTTCAGAGGGTTGCGGAGTAATGAAGTCTCAGGTGGCAGAAACTCGTCAATTGATTGAGAAACACAAAATACAAGGGGCCGCTGTATTGGACAGCGGACAGATTCGTTTTACTTCGCGTCGAGCCAGAAAAGACTTCCTTCAAATGAGAGGACTGGTTGATATTGACGGAGGTTGGAGTGATTAAAAGGTAATTGTAATGAGTGAAAAAGTTGAATTAAATGAAGACATGAGTTCTGAGGAAATACGTTCTTTTGCGGAGAGTGTTGCAAAAGAAGTAGAAGCTGAGAGAAAAGGCGAAAGAAAGTCTGATGCGCAGATTGTAAGTGAATCTGCAACAGATAATAATACATCCGCTGAGAACAATACCAGCGATAAACCCGCCGAGGATGTGGACCAAGGCGAAGATTCCAGCGAAGAGTCGTCAAATCAAAAATGGTTAGACGATGACACTAAAGCTGAGGTTGCCGCGTATGGCATTAGCGATTCAGATTTATCTGATTTTGCCAGTCGCGAAGAGTTGGATAGGGCTCTTCGATTAATTGACAAAACAGCCCTCGATATTGGCCGAAAGGCTACTGTCGAAAGCGAATCATCAAAGGTTCGTAATGAAAAAGGGCAGTTTGCTAAGAAAGAAGAGGCCGTCAACGACGAGCCGCCTAAAAAAGCAAAAGAAGGCCGATATGAAGTTTTGCTAAGCAAGGACATCTATGACGACGAGATTGTTGATGAATTTACGCGATTGCGTGACCATTATGAATCTCGTTTAGAGGAATTAGAGTCCAGGTTTTCGCAAGTCGGATTAGTCGAAGAAGAAAGGCAGTTCGATAATTTTGTAGATTCGCTAGGTCATTCTGATTTATTTGGAAAGACAGGGTCTGAATCAGAAAAAGAATTGGAGCGCCGAAGAGACTTGCATGTTGCAGTTAAAGCGCAACTAATTGGTCTTGAGCGTCTTGGCCGTCCAAGAGAGCTTGATGAAAAACTGGTGGCTCGTGTTGCGAACATGGTGTTTGCTGACGAGTTCGGGAAGAAAAAATTAAAACAACAAACTCAAAAGATTTCACGGCAAAGTCAACTTCGGCAGGGCGGAAGTCCAACGAAGCCTCTTCCTTTACGAGACGATCCTCGCGAGGAAGCGGACAGGCTTTATCGGGAACTCGAAAGAGCTTAGAAATAAATAGGGAGTAAAATGGCTTTATCTATCGATCAGATTGATGACTTTGTAAACAGCATTCATCAAAAGTTTGCTGGGGAAGAACAACTTGCAGCTCAGGACTTGTCTTTGCCGCTGCAGGAATATAAGTATGCATCGCGACTCTTCTCAGGGAACCTGAAGAAGGACACGATGAGTACTTCGGAATGCCGATGGAAGGTGAAGGTTAATACAAACGACAACTTTCAAACGGTTGGTTTGTATCACCGAGACTCTTCGACTCGGGTCAACACGCTTGACCAGGGCGAGTTGAAGTGGGCGTTGACAACGAACAACTACCACTACGACATCGATGAAAAGATCTTCCTAACCGGTGGTCGTCAGATTTACGATTACATCGAGGACATGGAACGTGACTTGATGACATAGTTCTACACCGGGATGGAAGACTTGGTCTTTGGTACTGGTCCTACTGGACATACTCAATCTCATTTAAGCGTTGCATCACTTCTTTGGTGTATT